TATTCTTACGCAAGGATTTATAAAGAAGGTGATGTCCTAGCTCGTCACAAAGACAGATACTCTTGTGAAATATCTACAACATTAAATCTAGGTGGTGAGTCATGGCCCATTTATTTAGACCCAACAGGTAAACAAGGTCAAGCTGGTATTAAAGTGGACCTTGAACCAGGGGACATGTTGATCTATTCTGGTTGTGATCTAGAACATTGGCGTGAAGAATTCAAAGGTAAAAACTGTGGACAAGTATTTCTACATTATAACAAATCTAGTTCTAAGACATCTAAAGAAAATTACTTAGATAAAAGACCTATCTTAGGCGCACCTGCTTGGTTTAAAGGTGTTAAGTTGACAAAGATTAAAAAATAGCTTACACTGTAAGCTTGTAGGGGGAGGACCCACCACGAAATCCCCTTACTTTAAAATCTGTTGAATTTACCAGCAATCTGATATACTACCTAATAAACAGGTTTTTATATGCTACAAAAATTAGGCTTTGCTCCAGGATTTAATAAACAAGTAACCGAAACCGGTGCTGAAGGGCAGTGGTTTGATGGTGACAATGTACGTTTTAGATATGGTTCCCCAGAAAAAATAGGCGGTTGGCAACAATTAGGTGATGATAAATTAACCGGAGCCGGAAGAGCTATCCATCATTGGGATGATAATGCAGGTATTAAATATGCTGCAATAGGAACTAACAGAATTTTATATGTTTATTCAGGAGGGGTATATTATGATATCCATCCAATTAGAGTAACCTTAACAGGTGCTAATTTTACTAGTGTAGCAAGTCAACCAACTGTAACTATTACAACTAGTGGTGACCATGGTTTAATAGAGAATGATATTGTAATGTTTGATAGTGTTTCTGGATTAAGTGGATCTACTTTTAGTGATGCCACTTTTGAAGATAATAAATTCATGGTAACATCCGTACCTTCTAATACAACATTTACAATTACAATGGCTACTAATGAAGCCGGCACTCCTTTAAGCACTGCAGGATCTGCCTCTATACTTTGTTATTATACGGTTGGACCTTCTCAACAACTTGGGGGATATGGTTTTGGAACAGGATTATTTGGTGGTGTTACATTAGGGCCTGCAACTACTACCTTGCAAACAGCTTTAACAGATACTATAGGAACAACTATAGTTTTAAATAGTAGCTCAGCGTTTCCGGCTTCAGGGACCATACAAATTGATAGTGAGTTTATTACCTACACAAACAATGACACAACTACAAATACTTTAACCGGTGGTGCTAGAGGGGTTGACGGGACTACCGCTGCAACTCATACTGCTGGAACTACAATTACTAATGTAACAGGGTACGCTGGATGGGGAGACCCTTCTTCTACTGACTTTACTATTGATCCTGGTCTATGGGTTCTTGATAATTTTGGTACAAAATTAATTGCATTAATTTATAATGGAAAATGTTTTGAATGGGATGCATCAGCTACAAATGCAGTCACGATTAGAGCAACCGTTCTTGCTAATGCGCCAACAGCATCACGTCATGTATTAGTATCAACTCCAGACAGGCACTTAGTATTCTTTGGAACTGAATCTACTGTTGGGGATCCTACTACTCAAGATGATATGTTTATAAGATTCTCTGATCAGGAAAGTATTAATCAAGCCGATTCTTATACAGTTAAAGCTGAAAATACAGCAGGTACTCAAAGACTTGCTGATGGATCAAAAATTATGGGAGCTATTAAAGGTAGGGATGCTATTTATGTTTGGACCGATACTGCATTATTTTTAATGCAATTCGTAGGTCAGCCCTTTACTTTCTCTTTTCAACAAGTTGGAACTAACTGTGGGTTGTTTGGTAAAAATGCTTGTATTGAAGTGGATGGTTCTTCTTATTGGATGTCTGAAAACGGATTCTTTACTTATGATGGTCAATTAAAATCTATGCCTTGTCTAGTAGAAGATTATGTTTATGACAGTATTAATGATACTTCTCGTGACCTAATCAACTGTGGATTAAATAATTTATTTGGTGAAATAAATTGGTCGTATTGTAGTGGTGCCTCGGATGTTGTGGATAGAGTTGTGACTTATAATTATCTAGACTCATCAGCTGAACGTCCTATATGGACCACAGCTAGAATGAATACGGTAAGTGGTAAAAAAGTTGGGGTGCCGAGAACGGCTTGGCAAGATTCAGCTGTATTTAATAAACCCCATGCAACTTTTTATGATCCTGATGATAATGCCTCAACAGATGTAACTGGTAATACAGATGGTATTACTATATACTATAACCAGGAAACAGGGACCGATCAAGTTGACGCCGGTGGTGTTGTTACACCTATAAAAGCAAATATATTATCGGGTGATTTTGATATTACCCAAAAAAGAAGTAACACAGGTCAAACCGTTGGTACACCTGATCTTAGAGGAGACGGTGAATACGTTATGAGAATAAGTAGATTTATACCAGATTTTATAAACCAAACAGGAGACACTCAAGTTAGTTTTACAACTAGAATGTATCCAAACAGCACACCGATCACTACAGATTTTGCAATCGATGCAACTACTACTTTTAAAAGTGCTAGAGTTAGAGCTAGATCAGTTGCATTAAAAGTTTCTAACACAGGGACTAATCAAGATTGGAAGCTCGGTACCTTTAGATTAGATATTGCACCAGGAGGAATGAGATAATGGTAGCGTTTTATAATGCAGCAGACCAAGAACTCTATAAAAAATATAAATTTCTTCCTCAAGAAAAATATAGACTAGGTCTTACTCTTCCAACAGATCCAGAACCTGTAGCACCGGTACCCGGTGGAATAACAAATACAAATGCTTTTACTGGTAGTGGGGGAGATAATTTCAGTGTTTACAATCCAGATCCAAATTCAATAAGTAACAGAGATTACAATCCTAGACCCTATTATGATGCAACCTATGAAGATACTTTTGGTACTAATCTAGGTGACCCAGAAGCTCTTACCGCAACAGGAGCTAGATTTGCAGAACCTAATACAAAAATGAGTGGTATTTTAAATATGATTCCGGGAGCAGGGATTGCAAGATTTTTAGGAAATCAAATAGGTCCTTATATCCCACCTAACAGAAGAGCAATATTAGAAAATCAATTATCGGGTCAAGGTATAATGGTTAACGACATTGGACAGATTGTTCAAGGACAAGGTGCTTATGATACAGCAGCTAATGTTATGGCAGGATATAATGCTAATAAATTAACTGCAGAAAGTTTTGATAAAAGAATTGCAATGGCAAAAGAAAAAATGTCTGATAAAAATAAAGGGGCAAGAATAGCAGCTCTTGAAGCAGCTAAAGCAGATTTATTAAATGCACAAGGTAAAACAGATACGATTTACGATTTTGAAGAAGACGAAAAAGAAAAAAATAAAAAGAATACTGTTATAAATAGATTTCTTACTAAGAAAAAAGAAACTAAAGCTGCTAAAGCTGCTGCAGATGCTCAGGCTGCTGCAGATGCTCAGGCTGCTGCGGCTGCAACTGGTGGTGGTAGTTACGATGCACCAGGAGGTGTAACAAGTTCAAATTATAATCAAGCAGCTAATATAGCTGGTGGTGGTGGTGGTAACACCGCTACAAACGCTCAAGGACAAACTGCTAGAGAAGCAACATACGATGGTAATAAAAATACAGGGACAGCTCAAGGATACTCACAACATTATGCAAGAGGCGGTAGAGCCGGATACTTTTTTGGTGGTAGAGTAAATTATAAAAAAGGTGGTAGAGTTAGCTTTAAAAACGGAGGCTTAGCAGGTTTATTATAATGGCAAAAATTGTACAATCATTAACTAGAGCATCAAAAGAATATGAACAAAGAACATTCCAATCGTTAGTCAGGGATCTGGACTCAGTGATTACAAAATTAAACACTTCTTTTCAGGAAGAAGTTAAACAGGAGATAGAAGCTAAAAGTTTCTTCATGGAATAATGGCAGTAGTAAACCAATATAAATTTATAGGAATAGATAATAATACTACAGGAAATGCATTAAATGTTTTTCCAGCAAGTACTCCAGGGGTTAATGAGACTATAATTATTAAATCAATTTTAGTTACATCTGCAGGTACCCCAGTTGTTACTGTTACAAACAATAGTATTACAGCTATCAAATCTGTACCATTAACAGCTAATCAAACAAAAGAATTATTAACTCAACCGTTGATCGTAGAAGGTGGCTCAGGATTTACAATACAATCAAGCACTTCAGACTCGTTTGATTATGCAATAAGTTATTTAAACATCAAAAAAGAAAGGGTAGACTAATGGAAATAAAACAAGCAAAAGTAGAGACAACTTATAGACACATTGAGACTGGTGAGCTTTTTAAAGAGAGAAAAGACTGGGAAGCTAAGGGTTTCAAGCAGGAGGAAATGGCACAGGACGTGAAAGTTATAATGCCAGCTCTTGATTTGTTTAGTAAAACAAAGTAAAACGTATAGACTAAGGATAAAATTATGCCAATTTCAAATATGCAACAACCAAGACAGATGTACGAATACGGTGGACTAAGTGCCCCTAGACAGAACTACGGTTTAGGTAGCTTTGTAAAGAAAGCTGTACGTGGTGTTAAGAAAATTGCTAAAAGTCCATTAGGTAAAGCTGCTTTGATAGGTGGCGGAATGTATGGATTGAATAAATTTGGTTTAGGGTCAGGTAGTTTTGGTAAAGGTTTTCTTACAGGTGATAAAGCAGGTTTGTTTACTCGTATAAAAAGTGGTGATGGTTTTCTAGGTAATGTTGGTAATATGTTTAGACAAGATGGAAAAGCTGGAAATCCTTTAAGTTACGGTAGACTTGGTTTAGGTGCTTTAGGTCTAGCAAGTGTAGCCCCTCTATTTATGGGTGGTGGTGATGACGAAGTTGAAGAATCTGTTGAACAAATAGATCCACGTTATCAAGTACAACGTGCAAAGAATTTTTACAGTGGTTTAGGTGACAAGGGTGTAGGTTTAAACTTTATGCCACAGAAAAAATATGTTAATCAAAATTTCTATGCGGCTGACGGTGGTCGTGCAGAATTTAATACGGGTGGACGTATTGGTTTATTTCTAGGTGGTAATATTGATGGAGGTTATTCTGAATCAAGAACAGACTCTGGAGGAAAACAAAACACTGTTAGTTTTGGAGGCGGTGATGGAGGAAATAATAATCCACCACCTGTAGTAGTGAGCGGAGGTCAAGGAGATAATAAAATACCGGATCCTGTTGAATATGGTTATAGTTTTAATTTTAGAAATATATTTCCTGGTGGAAAACCTTTTAGCACTTATGGTCCTATTGTAGATGAAGAAACGGAGGATGAAAAAAGTGTAACACAAAATTTAGCTGGTTTAATTACAAATCAACCTGAGTATATGAATAAAATTAATCAAACAAAAGATATTGCAGCAAAAATTGCAGCTGACAATAATTTAGCTAATGGCGGTCGTGCAGGTTATGCTAACGGCATGTTAGTAGAAGACGAAGAAGAATTTATGAGATCAGGTGCTGGTCAAAGTAGAAGAATGCCCACAGCATTTTTAGCAATGGGTGGTGGCGCAGGTGAAGCACAGGCAGAACAAATGCTTCAAGTAGAATTTATAAAATATAAGAACAGAGGTGGAGAGTTATCTTTCCAACAATTTGTTCAAGCAGTAATGCAACAACAAGAACAAGGTATGCAACAACCTATGATGGCTGCAAACGGTGGTAGAATGAACTACGCTGAAGGTGGTGGAATAATGGATACTGAACAAGCAGAAATGATTGACATGGGTGGTATGGAAAAAGATTACAGAGATGAAGGCGGTTTTGTGGCAATGGGTGGCGAAGAAAGAGCTGATGATGTTCCTGCAAGATTATCTAAAAACGAATTTGTATTCACTGCAGACGCTGTGAGAAACGCAGGCGGTGGAGATATAGATAGAGGATCAGAAGTTATGCAAAACTTAATGGATAATTTAGAACAAGGCGGACAAGTTTCAGAAGACTCACAAGGTTTAGGTGGTGGAGAAGAAATGATGTCTGAAGAAATGATACAAGAACCGAACGGCGCGCAAGCAATGTACGAACAACAACAAGCATTACAATCAAGGATGATATAATGGCAATACCAGATTTTTTAGAAGATACAGTAAAAGATTATTCCAAACAGGCGACGGCTGCATATTCGGCGCCAATTAATACAGGTACTTTTACCGGTAGACAATTCGTTGCAGGACAAGATCCTATGCAAACACAAGCAGCAGCGCTTGCAACACAAGGTGTTGGTTCTTACGCACCATATTTACAAGCAGCACAAACTGCACAGACAGCAGGGGCCGGGGCTCTGGGACAATCAGCACAAACTATTGGTGGCTTAGGTGCTTTAACAGGACCACAGGCTTATCAACCTTTTATGTCTCCGTATCAAACAGATGTTATCAACGCTACTTTATCTGAGTATGATAAATCTAGATTAGGTGGACAACAACAAATCAGAGATGCCGCAGTTAATTCTGGAAACTTTGGTGGTGGTAGAGAAGGTGCTATGATGGGTCAGTACAATGCAGACTCATTAGTAAATAGAGGTGCACTACAAGCACAATTATTACAACAAGGTTTTGGTCAAGCTAATCAATTAGCACAACAAAATTTTGGTAACCAAGGCGCTATTGCAAATGCACAACAAGGATTAGCCGGTGCATATGGTAATCAAATGAATCAACAGTTTGGTTTATCTGACTTTGGTAGACAAGGTATGGGTCAAGATATTAATGCTCTTGGATCTTTAGGTTCAGTTAATCAAGCATACAACCAAGCTTTATTAAATGCTGATCAACAAGCAGCACAGACTGGAGCTTACGAACCTTACGGAAGATTAAATCAATATGGTAACATGCTTACAGGTTTAAGTGGTGGTGTTGCTGGACAACAATATCAAGATCAAGGACAATCAGATCCTTACGCATCTGCATTAGCTGGTGCTACAGGTGTTGCAGGATTATTTGGTCAAATCTACGGTAAAAGATAATGAAGACTTTAAATAGACCAATGTTTAGATACGGCGGCCCTATTAAAGAGGGTGTCATGCACGGGATCCGGGAACCGAGAAGAGACGGTGGGTCTATGACACAAAGAGTTCAACCTAGTAATGATGGTAGCAGACCAGGTTATGCGGGACCAGCAACTCCTTTTATACCTTTAATTATAGGAGCAGCAAGAGCCGGCGCAAGATATATTCCTAGAGGAATAAATTATTTAAAAAATTTAGCTAGAACGAAAACAGGGTCCACAACGAAAACAATTCCAAAACAAGGGCCTATTTTTCCAGGAACAAATACTACAAGACAAGGTGGTTTTGGGGCTCCGGTAACTACTAGAACAAATCCTATTGGTACTGGATCTGGAACAATAGAAACACCTACTTACGCACCTAATATTTTAGGTAGAGATCCAACTGTTAGATTGGTTGGCTCAATATATAAAGGCATTACAAGTCCTACAGCAACAGGTCTTGTTCAAAAAGGAGCTAGATTAGTATTCTCTCCAACAGGAATAGTAACTGGACTATATCTTGGTGGTAAATATTATAATAAAGATGGTAAAGAGGTTGAAAAACCAGAAGGCAATATTAAACTCGGTGGTAAAGTAGGAACTTCTGGAGCACCAGGTGGCGGGGATCCTGACATGACCTACACAGCTCCTGAAAAAGAATTAACAGATGCAGAGAGAGAACAAATAGAAGCAGACGCAAGAATGAAAAAGATGGATATCTACAAAGAAATTATGGACATCAAAGGTATGAATAAAGATGCGGCTTACAAATCTTTAATTGATGCAAGTAATATTATTAGAGAAGGTGGTAATCTAAAAGAAGGTATTAAAGATGGTAGTTTAATTTCTAAATTAACTACTGCTGCAAGTAAAAGATTTGATAAACCTAAAGCTACTGAAGAAGCGCTAAGATCTCTTATTGCTAAAGGTGAGATCACTAAAGAAATGAACAAAGAAGAAAATGCACTTGCTAAATTACTTAAACAAAAACAAATTGAAATAGCTGATAAATCATTAGCTGGAAAAAGTATGGCAGAAATTATTTCTACAAGAATGGAAAAAGGTGATATGTTCCAAGGTTCAGAACTTGCAGCACTACTACGTGTTAAAAAAGGAATTGATGCTAAGGTACTACCTTCAGGACAAATGGAACAGGGACAAGATCCACTTGATTACATTACTTCAGTAGTTGCAACAGTTAATGCAGATGAGACAACACCAGATTATCCAGATGGAGTTTATGTTATAAAAGATAGAATAATTCAAGTTATGGATGGTCAAGTTATTCCGGTATCTATAAATCAATTGACATAGGAGGATAGATGTCTTCTGAGTTTAATTACTTAACCGCTTTAAAGAGCGCAGAAAATAATAACAAAGTAGGTACAATAGAATCAATGCTATCAGGTGTAGCGTCTGGTCTTATTGGTATACCTAAAGGTTTCTTTTCACTAGGAGCCAGCATCATGGATTTGGGTGTTAACAGTGGCAAAGCTGCTGATGTTGAAGCATGGTTTGATAACCTAACACAATTTGATGAGAAAGCAGAAGCAACAGCTGCAGGAAAAATTACAAAACTATTAGTTAATATCGGAGTACCTGGTGGTGTAGCTTTTAAAAGTGCGAGTGGTATAGCAAAGACGGCTATGCTTGCTGGTAAAAATAAAACTTTATTCAGAGTAGCAGATGAGGGTTTAGTAAAAGCTGCTGACAAAGCTTTAGAACTTACCGCTAAAGGAAAAGGCAGGGCCTTTATGGCTGGTGCATTAGGTGGTGGTATAGCTGAAGGTATTTTTATTGGTGATGTAGATCAAGCAGGTACATTTGGAGATCTATTAGGTGGACCAACTGCAATAAATAGAAGCGACACCTCTCCTGATGCTACAAGAGAAATATTAAATAGAGTTAAGTTTGGTACTGAGGGTGCAATGTTTACCGGTGTTCTTGGTGGTGTAGGTAAAGTAATCGGTAAGATTACTAATAGAAATAAAAATTTAGACATAGCTAATTCTAAAATAGATAGATGGATTGATAAGACTATGGCCAACTTCAGGTCTAGAAGTGGTAAGACAGCAGAACAGTTTGCTATTGAAAGAGAATCAATTGGGATGAGAGCAGCGGACGCTAACGTTGCAAGAAATTTATCTAGAGATTTAGATATGGATATAGATAAACTATTTCCTCCGATGCGAACGGTAATGAATAAAGTATCTGCAAAAGAAAGAAAGGTTTTTTTAGAAGAAGTAAATGATGCATTACTTTCTGGTAGAGCAGAATTTGATGCTCAAGGGGTTGCTCAGTTTGGTGAGATGGATGCAGCTTTAATACAAAAAGTTAGAGATAAAATAAAAAA